AGATGTATATTACACGCTGAAGTACGGGCTGCACGAGTTCAGCTTGTAACCTTCCGAATGCAGATCCCATACGACGAGATAGGTCAGCCATACGTTCGGCTACTTCTGTTGCTGTTGCTGGCGTTTTGTTAGGATCGCCAAGCATATCATTGTATAATGCGCGCTTAATATTCAGACGCATGTCACTCAATACTAGCTGCGCTACATCAAAACGACCCGCTGCCTGTAAGGGCTGAAGTCCTTGGCTACCCATAGCTTTCGGTATGATTGATCCGGGCACGAGTTGAATCGTGTCAGGGTTGATTACACCATCATCTTCCATTTGATAGATGCCAGAAATAGACATCTGAGCATTCTCAAGTATAAGCTCAATGGTTAGATTGGTTGTCTTAATGGCAGACAGGGCATTGATAAGCGGCCCACGACCATAGATCTCACCCGCACACTTAGACCAACGGAAACAAACAAAGGGATTTGATCCAAGTCCATTCATCTGTTTCTTACTTATACAGGTATTAGTTGTCATACAAATCGCGTAGCTCAAGTAAGCTTCTTGGTTTTTCTTAGAGTAGTCGCGGCATACAACCTCAAGAACTGTAGTCTCTCTATCTTGACCCATCATAGATGTAACCTTGGGATCAAATGTTCCGTTAGGATACATCATTTCTAAGTGGTCAAACTTAACCTTCTTACGCTCACGGTAAACGTGGTCAATTTTATCGTCGGGGCCAGTATCTAGTACAAGATGAGGAAGCGGTATCGCAGAAAAGATCACTGGGTTGATTGAATCGCCCTCTTCCACGCACAGGACACCAGTCCCGACAGCCAAGTCCATGAATGATTCATGCACTTCTTGGCTAAAGTTAGAGTTCTGTAGAACCTCAAACACATATTCTGTGACTTCATCTAGCTCATTATCAACGGCTTCGCGCTGATCTGGTGGCACTTCACTGCCCGACATAAGGTCTGCCCAACGCGCAAAGTTAGGAACAATCCCTGACTGTAGGCGACTGGCAAACTCCTGAACACCAACCACAGCAGTCTCATCAAATATCTTTTCGTCTCGACGCTGCCCTCTTTCCTCATAGTAAAAAGACTCACGTTGAGGAAGCGCATACTCATAGCACTCCTCGAACAGCGGAACCCAATTCTCTCTTAGAGCTTTGGCTTTTTGGTACGACTTGATGTACTGCTTTGCGATTGGATCTTCAGCCATTAGTCAAACCTACCTAAGAACCCTGTTGATGGTGCTCTAAACAAAGAACGTCTTCCTTTACCGCCGCGCATACCAGCACGAGCAGTACGACCCTCTATTGCTTCAGAAATGTCTTCACGCTTTTGTGAAGCGCGCTTTTCAACTTCTTCGCGCTTTGCAATGTCAGCTTCAACACGTTGCTCTGCCGCTGCTTCTTTCTCTGCCTTGCTAGGGCCACCGCCGAAACACATGGTAATCTCCTTTGTTTTCCCTTCGTAAGCATAGAAGGAATCAAAACTCAATGCACAAACTACATCCTAGACCAGAAGCTAGGCTTGTTTCTTTGCTTTGGGCCACGGTTAAATACATCAAAGTTACGCTTTGCAATAACTGGTCTGGCTGGTTTCTGAGAATTCATCAAGGCTCTGCCCTCACCAGCACCTAAGAATAAATACTGAGCAGCATCATGAACGTGGCTAAACATATTCTTGTCTGGTTTATCTGCGTATCTCTCGCCACTAACCTCCATGCGCTTATACGCGTAGCCACCTTCAAATCCTTTAATTAACTGGGGGCATCGTCTGTCTATTAGTAGTGCTGGCTTACCTTCGACCATCTTCGTCAACTGGGAGGAAACCGACTCTAGTCGGAGGTCAACAGAGTTGGAAGGCGCAGGAAACGCCTTCAAGCCAGCACCGCGCAGAATATGAAATGGAGTCGATTCATCAGTCTGCGCTCTAAAGTCACCCGCAGGATCACCATAGATAATTACTTCGGAGGCTGCTGCAAATCTCGTAGACAATTCATTTCTTAGAACCTCTGCAAAACGCACGATCCCCATGTCGATTGCGACGATCTCTGATTGCAGAAACCATCTGCCTCTTACTTTTTGCCCAAAGACTGCCGCTGGCGTAAGCCCAAAGTCCACCCCAACATAGACTGGATGCCCAGCAGCTACGGGGATTTCTTCTTCTGCTATGTGAACTTCTGATGCAAACATTGGATATACAGGCTTTCCGTCTTGGATATGACCCAGCTGATTCATCACATACACATCTATCCATGATTTAGTCTTACCCCTAATAAGGTTTGGGTAATAACTTTTGAGCATGTTCTTTGTGTTCTCAGCCTTTGGGTTTGGATCATAGTCTTCTATTTCTCCATCTTGGTTCTTCTTCTCAACCATACCAGAGGGCTGGGTATAGAAAGACCAGTTGTCTGGTTTAACCAGCATCTTAGCCTGCTCACGCGGTATATGATCTGGGATTGGTACTTCGCCAGACATAATGGGCCACCAATGATCTTCTTCAGGCGCGTTGGTATCGGCAATAACGCCAGTCCAAGAAGGACCGCCATCACGCATAGAAGGAAAACGACCAACACGCATCGTGCAGGCATCAATAATACTCTTAGCAATTTCCCTTGCCTCGTTAATCCAGATGCCTGTGAGTTCCAAAGAAAGAAGTTTCTTAACGTCTTCGGGCCTATCAAGGGCCAAGAAAAGAACCTCAAGATCTATGTCTCCCTTTTGAATGCGGTGAGTGTATGGCACTGACCAAGTAAACTTGCCCCAGTCTTTTTCAGGAAACCAGTCTAGCCAAGTCTTGATAGTAGTAGTTCTAAGTTGGGGATTGGTATTACGAATAATGGCCCAGCGGCTTTTGCGTATTCCGTCTGGGCCTTTCTTCTGTTGTATAGCGCGGCGAAAGACTTCTACGCAGCAGCCAACAGACTTACCAGAACCAACTGGGCCTCTTATGCCACGAAAGAAGGTATCATCCTTCATAAAGGTTTTGAGTACATCGCCATCAGGCTTGTACTTAAAATCTATCATCTAAGACCCTTATCGACTCCAAATCGGATCATGTCTTCCACCACTTCTGGCGCAATGCTTTCTATCAGCTTATCGCAAGCTGCGTCACTAACCAAGTGGCTACTCTCGCCAAACTTCTCAACAACATAAGCAAGATGTACTTTGCGCACAATATTGCGCAAAAGATCTAAGTCTTGACGTTTAATCGTACTAATAAAGCTCATTTCTTTTTAGCAGCCGCTTTGCGCTTGGGCTTTGGTTTAGGTGCTGGTGCTGGCGCTGGTGCTGTTTTTGGCCCCAAAATAAGGCGACGAGAATCAGCAGTGCGCGTTGCACCAGTGTAAGTTACGCCACCAATTTGATGTGTAGGCCCGTCATAAGCCTCACCATTATTTGCAATAATCCAATTCATGTTCTGTACTTCCTTACTTTCTTGGCAATAGCTTTCGGTTGAGCCACATGCTGCTTACCTGCCGCCTTACCCTTTCGTTTAGCTGCGGTTGTAGCTGCATATTCAGAAGAGCTAAGAGCAGCGATAGCCTTACTAGGAAGATAACGCTCACCTGTTTCACTGGACTTCTTGCCAGACTTGGTGCGCCACTTCTGCTTACCCCAGTTAAGTAATGACTTCTGGGGAGCCTTCATCGGTATCCACCACCCGCAGCCTTGTATCTCTTAGCAAGCAACTGCGCCTTACGTGCCGACCACTTGCCAGCAGCAGTGCCTTGAACATTAGCAGCCTTTATTCTGTTGAACAAAGACTTCCGCATCTTGGGCTTGGTATAGTTGCCAGCTGCATTAACCGCCATTCTGTTCCTCGCTGATGTTTTTCTGACTGCGGAACTTCTCGCTAGCAGCGCTTTCCATCTTCTTAACCTTCTTTAAAAGGTTCTCGCGCTTCATGCTAGTAACCATCTGTCCATCAGAAGTGCCAAGAAACTCCTTAACTTTGCGGCGTAACTTAGTCACCATAGAGTAATCTTCGGGCATACTTTCTAATTGCTTAGAGAGCAACGAATAACGCGCACTCATTCTATCGCGGGGCGACTGACCTTTAGGCATTCTTTTTCTTCTTCATCTTAGCGGCCATAATCCGCTTCTTTAAACCCTCAGGCAAAGTCTTCTGCGACCCAGTCAATAAAGACTTCTTAGGGCGACCAACCTTAGATCCGTAAGTTCCTTTTCCCATCGGCATCTTATCTCTCCATCATTGTTAAGAGTGAGCGCTGCTGCATTCCCTTGCGCATCTTCGGAACATCGCCAAGAACCTGATCTTCGCGTTTCTTCTTTGTCATGCTAAGAGAAGGAAGTGGCCCAAACTCAGGCTTCTTCTCTTGATAAATACTCTCGGCACTCTTGCCACCACCACCAAAACACATCAGCTTTTCTTATGCCTCCTTGCAAAATTGCGAGCCGCTTCCACAGAACCAAAGCCCCACTTCTTCAAGGCCAACGCCTTTCTAGTAGGACGGCCCTTCTCATCTTTCATCGGGCCCTTCATACCAGCAAACCGAGCAGCAAAAGAAACACGACGAGGATTAGTACCAGTCTTCAACTGACGCTTTAAATTAGCGCCCTCAGTCCGCTTGAAATAAGCACGACCAGCAGCAGTCAATCCACCAGTCTTACTTTTGTGCTCTTTGCGCATATCCACCACTCTTCATTGCAACCTTGGCCTTCTCAGTACTGGCACGAGGCGGCTGCTTCTCAGCCTGCTTGCCATACTTTCTCAACGCACTTCTCATCGGCCAGTGTCATTCTCTCTCAAAGTACAAGTCGCTGTGCCACTCGTATAATTCCCAGTCGCAATGCCAACCCGATACTGAGCACCAACTGGCTCATAACCAGCAGTCTCAATAGTACCAGTGAAATCATCTACATCAGCCCAAGTGCTCCCAGCATCAAAACTACGCTGTACAGTAACAGTACCCACAAAGGTACCAGCAATGCTAAGTGAAAAATCACCCCGTAGGGATAACGCATCGCTGAACGTGTTTTCCGCTCCCACCGCCTTCGTTACTACATCCATCTTCTACGTCCTTCTCAAAAATCATAGAGCCATCTTCCTCACTAACCAAGCCAAGCCAAACCCATCCGTCTCGCCAAATAACCCGCTTAGGAATAACCCTGTACATAAAACCCTTCTAACAAAAAAAATAAAACTGACAATGCACAAACCTTTAGGGCTAATAATGCTCGTGATAGACTATTACAGTAACTGACTAGCTAACTTTTTCCCCTACCCCCACTGCCACACCATAGCCAGCAACGAATTACCCTAGATCTATGCTCACCTTGATGTCACCAGCCACCTGTACTTGGCTTCTATCTATAGGCTTGTAGCCAGCCCTGTCTAATAGATCCTTACTAGCTTCAAGCTGAACATACTCAGACTTAGCACCACTAGACAAACGGCGTACTGTAGCTAGAGCGCTAGTAGCGCTAAGCCCAAACACCTCATTCATTCTCATCTGCATGTACTGCTGCACGTGTGGAGCTTTGAGCGCTCTGTGTGCACTTACTCTTCCAGACTCGCCAGCAGCATACCCAGCTAGCTCAGCAGCCTTAGCTATAGTACACCCTTCAGCTACGAGTGTATCCACCAAAGCTTCTTGTTTCTCTGTCAATTTCCTAGCAGGAACCACACTACAATCCTTTCTTCTAAGCTGACGACTAACATATAGCTAACTGCTGTCGTCTGTGTTTAGCTAGATGCAGCAAGCTATCATTAAGAAGGATTGTTTAAACATTAGGGCTTATATCTCATTCACTAGCCCCCCTCTCCCTCTCTCCCCCCATTACGACACTATTTCTACAGTGCTTGTCAATAGTGACGTTACGTAACTATACTAATTACCCTACGTCACACTGCATTTCACCAGTTGACATACTATCACATACTACAAGGCTAGTATCAGTTTTGCTCGTAAGATAATGCGTCATAGCGCCGTTCTCCTTGTGTCTCTGCGGCCACCTCGCTTGCCATCCTTCATGTCATCAGCCTTCAACAGTTCGCAAGGTACGCTTCGCTTTGCTCCTTGCGAACTGCAAGCGCCGTGGGCGTTTCAGTCTGTGCCATTTGTCTGTCATCGCGAGGGT